GATCAAGAATTATTGGCTCAAACTGCGATTTTTAGAAAGTATTTTTGCGGCCAAACACAACCAAAGGAGCAAAGCAATGACTGACATCAAGAACATTGACGGCAAGGTGATTTACACTAGCGCATCTGAAACGGACACCATAAAGCAAGCACTTAAACAGGCGGCTAAAGCTCGTGTTAGTTTGTATAAGGCTAACCTGTGGAGGGCTGACCTGTCGGGGGCTGACCTGTCGGGGGCTGACCTGTCGGGGGCTGACCTGCATGGGGCTGACCTGTCGAATGCTTGTCTACGTTATGCAGTTTTGCACGATGCTAATTTGGTTGGTGTTAACTTGGAGGGGGCTGACCTGATTGGGGCTGACCTGCGGTTGGCAAACATAGGAGGGGCAGAGCTGCAAGGCGTTAAACTGGATGGGGCTAAAGTCACAATAGGAAACACAACATTTAAACTGGAGGCGTGTGATGACTAATATTTATAACTGGGCGGACGTTGTGGTGTTTACCAGCGCCAGCCCTGACGACACTATAAAGCAAGCACTCGAACAAGCGGTGAAGAATAAAACAAACCTATATTCAGTTTGGCTGACGGTGGCTGACTTGCGCGCGGCTAATCTTGGTGAGGCAAAATTGAAGCGGGCTAATCTGGATGGGGCTAACCTATCGGGAGCTGACCTGTCTGGAGCAAATTTGGAAGGAGCATCTCTGGAGTGGGCCAACCTATCGGGAGCTGACCTGTCTGGAGCAAACCTGCGGGGGGCTAATCTGCGGGGGGCTGACCTGCGGGATGCTTACTTGTATAATACTAACCTGGCAGGTGCAACGATTCAATTAAGCGGCCGAATCTTAACACTGGAGGGGTGCGATGACTGACATCAAGAACATTGACGGCGATGTGATTTACACTAGTGCCAGCCCTAATGACACAATCAAACAGGCGTTACACCAGGCGCTTAGGGCGCGTGTGAATCTACAATATGCTGACTTGCAGGATGCTAACCTGCAGGGGGCTAACCTGCAGGAGGCTGACCTGCAGGGGGCTAACCTGCGGTGGGCTGACCTGGAGGAGGCTGACCTGCGGGGGGCTAACCTGCAGGAGGCTGACCTGCAGGGGGCTAACATGGAGAAGGCTAAACTGCAGGGGACTAACCTGTGGAGGGCTGGCCTGCGGTGGGCTGACCTGGAGGAGGCTGACCTGCGGGGGGCTAACCTGCAGGAGGCTGACCTGCAGGGGGCTAAGATTCAATTAGGCAACCGAATCATAAAACTGGAGGCGAGCAGTGATGACTAAAAAATCAGAATTATGGGCTAAGGGCTGGGGGAATAAACCGCAGCAAAGGGTTTTTGACAATGAAGGTAATCAAATTTTAGGTTGGGAAAAATATCAACACGCCGTCCTTGAGGAATATCTTACTGAACAAAAAAAACGTTTGTTTCAGATACGAGCGCAGAACCAATTGGATTGGCGCTTTCCAGATTATTTAGCGATGGCTGAATTTAAGAAAAATTTGGATTCGATGTGGAAAACAGATAAAATCTTTGTTGCATTGATGACTTTTGCGTCAATGGTTTTGGCAGGTCTTGCAGGTTTCTTTTTAGGATGTGCTGCGCAAACATTATTTAACATTTAGGAGGATGTGATGGAAAAAAATGAAAATTTATGGCCTATAAGCCGCGTTGTTTTTGTTGGCGTGCCGTGGGTGCTTTTGTATTTTTACGCGCTTGTGTGGAGCATGCTTGAATTTTATAGTTTTGTCGAAGGATGGATTAAAAATGGGTAACTTTCTGAAACAATTCGCTCTGCGCTTGCTGCCTGGGGCTATTTTGGGATTGCTACTGATAGGCGGGATAGCCGCGATACCAGATAGCAAAGTTGAAAGGGCTAAGGCCAGCTTGTTAATCCTGGACTATGAGCCGCTGCCAGATGACGGTGAATTTTTTCCGCCGCAGGATTTCTAAAAAAAACTGTTGACACGCGCAACCGTTTCGTGCTTACATAGGTTATGGCAACAAGGCCACCTACCAAGGAGAGCAACATGGAATACTGGAATTTTTATTATGATGACGAATACCGTGATGAATGTGACATAATCGAGGTTAACGCCAAAACCCTTGGGGAAGCTGGCGACAAGGCAGATGAGGATTTGCAAATGCGTTGTGAAGAAGGAGGCATTGAGTATGCCTGTGAGTGTATTACGTTTGTTAAACTTAGCACTGAAAGCGATGACATTTTGGAAACCGTGACGGGATTCTGCGCCGAGTATTGTTCCGAGCATCAAGATTTTCATTTTGAACGCGATTGCGCGTCATAGGGAGTGAAAAACATGAAAAACTTACAATGGCATTTGGATAGGCAGAAAGGTGTGGGCGGCAGTGATGCCGCCGCCGCCCTGGGGCTATCCCACTGGACTACCCCTCTTGAGCTGTACAATCAAAAAGTGCAACCGATTACCGAGGATATGGTAAAAGCGGCAACCTGGGAACAAATGCAGGGCAACGCTATGGAGCCTGTGTTGCGACAGCAGTACGCTACCGAAATGCAAGTTGAGGTGTTGCAACCAAAAGATGCGATGGTTCACCCCAAACACAAGTTTATGCGGTACAACCCAGACGGAATTGTTGAAAAGGACGGCGTTAGAATCCTGCTGGAGCTTAAGACTGCCCGTTGGTCACGCGATTGGGATACTGTTGGCACCGATAAAATACCGATGGCATACCTGGCGCAGGTGCAACATGGCATGGCGGTGGCTGGCATTGACCTGGCGCATGTGTATGTGTCTATCGGGGGGGCGAGGCCTATTCCATACGCTGTTGAGGCCGATAAAGAGGTGCAGCAGCAGATTATAGATGGCGAAGCTGTATTCTGGAGCCATGTTGAGAATCGGATACCGCCCGCGCCAGTCACTTATGATGATGCGGCCAAGCTGTATAAGTTTAGCCAAATGGGGACAACCATTATAGCTGACGATGCCACCCTGGCGGCAATGCAGCAGCTGAAGGCTATCCGTGCCCAACAAAAGGAATTGGAAGGCCAGGAGGAGGTGCTAGCCGTACAGATTCAGGGATTCATCAAAGACAACGAGGCTTTGGTGGATACTGAAGGCAAGGTTTTGGCAACATGGAAGGGTCAAGCTGGTGCAAAACGCGTCAACAGTGCGCTATTGCGTGAGAAATTCCCCGACATTGCCGAGCAGGTAACAACTCAGGGTGAATCCACCCGCAGATTTTTAATCAAGTAACCGAAAGGAAAAAACCAATGACAAATAACAACCAATATGAAGTGGTAGCAAAACCAAATGCTGTTGCCAATCCAGGTCATCCAAGTGTTATCAACGCTGTTGCCCAACGCTACGGCATGGATAAGGCGGCATTTGTTGCCGTGCTAAAGGCTTCTGTATTCCCTAAAGAGGGAACGCCAGAGCAGCTAGCTGCTTTTCTGCTAATCGCCAATGAATACAACCTTAACCCCGTGTTAAAAGAGATTCATGCGTTCATTAAAAACGGCGCAATCCAACCCATTGTTGGGATTGATGGCTGGTGTAAAATTATAAATTCCAACCCACAATTTAATGGGTTTGAGTTTAAGGATAATTTTTCAGACAATGGGCAGGTGGTTTCTATTACCTGCAAGATGTACAGAAAAGACAGAGAACACGCTGTTGAGGCGACCGAATACCTTAGTGAGTGCAAGGGCACGTCTATCCCCTGGACTAAGTGGCCTGTTCGGATGCTGCGCCACAAAGCCCTAATCCAGGCGGCACGGTATGCGTTTGGCTACGGCGGTATTCTTGACCCAGATGAGGCCGAGCGGATGATTGATGTTAGCCCAACCAGTGTGGTTGAGCCGCCATTAACGGGCAACGAGGGGCTAAAGGCTGCGCTTGCAAAGGGATTGAAGCCAACCGTTGAAACGGTCGTTGAAACACCTGAAACAATCGATGAAGCCTTGCGGGAAAAAATTTGGGAAGCACTTGAAATAGAGGAGAAGGCAGATGACTAGAACAATTCAGATTTATGGCTGGCAACCCATCGACAGTGCGCCAAAATACGGCATACCGATTTTTATCACCCATCCAAAATGGTCGGGCGCGATAAAAGCTCATTGGGGAGAATACCCAGGCGGCCAGGTGGATGATAGCGAAGGCAATGCAGTAGAAATGTGGGGATGGGTTTTTGATGATTTTACTAGGATTTTGGGGGCTTTTTGGGAGGAAAACGGTTTCTTAGGATGGCAAAGCGACATTGATGATGGCTACATGCCAACCCACTGGTGCTATCCGCCATTTGAGGAGAAGGCAGATGACTGATAAACTAAAAACATGCCCCTGGTGTGGAAGTGAAGCAGTTATGCGTTCGCATGAATCTCACTTAAACGCTAATCCTATTATGTATTCCGCCATGTGCAGCGAAGAGTGCTGTGAGTGTCCTAGCGGTTGGCATAAGTCGGAAAAAACCGCAACAAAACGCTGGAACACCCGCGTTTCAGATGACGCGACACAACAAATCATCAAAGCTGCCGTGCTGGCGATTGAGGATGTTGTGGAGGGTGATTATGGCAAATACACAGATGGCGATGATTGCTCACACGGCAAAATAGAAGCTGAAGTATGCCAGGATTGCATCAACGAACACCTAATCCCCCACATGCAAGCCCTGAAAGGACTTATTTATGAACAAGTGTGATTACTATTCTCTCTGCGAACAAAGAAGAAGAGAAGCCGAACTTTTCTTTAAGGACGGCGCCCAAACCTTGTGGGTTGTCAGAGTCACAACCATCATATCGGTGGTTTTTCAAATTGGTCTTTTGCTTATCACCATTTGGAAGAACTGATTGATGACTGAAGAACATTTGGCTGACATTTGGCGTGATGTAAACTTTTTGTGGTCACAGTATGTTTTTACAAAAGACGAATTATCTGAAGAT